TTACAGCGTTGGGAAGTTTGTTGATAATGGTACTATTGCATATTCAATTTTTGTTGGTGGCTGATTTGCCGCGCTGAATGTTGAAAGGGCCTCAAGCACAATATACCCACTTCCATTGTATCCGGCTTTAAAGCAACTTTGCAGGTTTGCAATGGAAGTATCTCCTGGGTTTAAACGCTGGTCAATAGGGGGTTTAAGGTCAGTTGCGTCGGCTCTTGCTGTTGCGTCATGCGCACCAGAAGACATGATATATGTAGCATAATTATTTTTTACACCTCCAGTCACTTTTATGTGGAGAAGGTAAAGAGTGCGATCAGATGTAGAACCAGTCAATATCTGTTTATCAAGAGTAATTCGTACCTTTGAGCCATCAGATAACACAGGTAAAGACTTGCTTAACATTGCTACGCCATTAACAGTATTATCATAACCATTTCCGATATAGTTACCTGAACCTACAAAAGCTGAGTTCATTCGCCAGATATCTTCTGCCGTAAATAACCCTGACGTAATGAAGTTACCTGTCCATACGTTTCTGTTTCTTTCTGGTCTTGCATTAAGCACCATTCCAACACCCCCGGCCATGAAGTTGCCAGATATAACTGCTCCTGACATATCGGTAGTGTTGATGCATTGGAGTCTTAGGTCTTTGTTAACACCAGGATCAAGAACCATTTGCATGGTATTGCTGTTGATACTAATTCCGGCACACCACGTGCCATTAAAACCGTTGTTATTGTTGTTTAACGCCTGTGAAGCGATGAAATTAAATATCCTCTGTTCTGAAGGATTTGTAGCACCTTTATAGTAGAAAACATTTCCTGTAATACTAACAAGAGAAGTTCTAAGGAATATAGCGAAATCGTTAAGCGGGTTTTCCTCAAAATGATAGATATTGTTAGAAATAACTGAACGCCCACCAAGACCGACTCTAGTACTACCATCAAATTGCAATGACATCATTTTATTAGCTGTATTGACAAATCTGTTGGAAGTTATGTTTATTTCAAGCCCCCCAGTAAATGTATCCATCTCACACGCAGACTCAGCATTCCTGTTCATAAGTAAATTTCCAGAGAAAGCGCCTCCTATCGTCGATCCTCCGATTTTTATAATATCTGCATTCGGACCGGTCTGCATAAAAACATCAAAGGTGTTATTCGTTATGTGGAACATTGACTTGCGAGGAGTTCCAATGTCGACGGATGCAGTCGTGTTGCCAAGAATCATCAGATATGGATATACCTCACCCTGTTCACCTGACATTCCTGCATCAGAGATATACTGATCTGTGTTGTCATCAGTCTTGCAGTAGTTATTATCAACTGAAATATGTACGCTTGTTGGGTCCTGACAGTTAACCATGATGTAGCCAACACCGCAGTTAAAGCATTGCATATCTTTTATCACCACGCGCGTTGGTAAATTCGCCAGCCCATCAGGGTAATCATTGAAAATTACCTGAGGACGCTGGGTGTGGTATGCATTTGCGGTGAACTTACCGCCGATAATCTCTACTGATTTTGCGCCAAGCGGATGGAAAATATAATCAATGCCATTGAAGGTAAATTCTCCAGTAGAAGCATCGATAATGATGTCTCCTGGGATGGTGATGGGGGCTGTTACATCGTACACACCTGATGCTACAACTCTCGTTTTGTTTGCAACCGCATAATTTACAGCTGCCTGTAATTTTTCTGACGCATTACTTCCGGGGAATACCTCGGGGACAACCCATTTGATGGCATCCTGTACCGTGCCATATGGCATAATCCCAACAAGACCAGCGCCGTCTTGATTAGAAAGCCTAATCTCAAATTGATCAGGGTCGTACTTCAGCACATTAGGGAAATAGAACTGCTGTGATCCATATGCATCGTACACAGACATAGAATGACCTTGCACAGTTACAAACTTGGCAATCTGTCCGTTATATACCGGATATCCAGCAGCATTAATGATGATTGGTTGCGAAACAGGAACGTGAGAGCCATCTTCGTTCTCTACATAAACCTGAATCTGGTTTTCTGGATTTACGGGGTCCGTGTCAATTTTACCGATATAAATTTTGCCATTGGCAACCGCTTTAAAAGAACGCGCCATAGTGAAAAGTTGCGAAGGCATCGATACGATCACATTGGCTGTAATGTCTGTCATTTAATTTGCTCCAGATACAAGGAATCGCCGCAGCGTGGCTACGGTTGGTGTTTGTTGCATACCGAAACGGTACGATTGTTGATTTGTACAGTAGGTTTTACGATGCCATTCCACCCAACTGGTGAGGCATCAAGGATGTACAGCAAATACGACGAGGCGCAGTTTCACTTGAGACTTCCGCATGAACTTCACGCGAAAATTAAGCAGCGTGCGAAGATGAATAACAGGTCGCTGAACTCAGAGATAATTGCAGCGATTGAAGAATCATTGGATAAACAAAGCTCTGCATCAGTTTACATTGACGATGCAGAGCGTATGGCAGAACAACAATCTGATATGGTTAAGAAAATTGTCTTTGATACGCTCAAGGAGCTATATAAAAAAGACAGCAGCTAACCATCAGTTACGGAGGATTTATGCAAAGAGATATGCTGAACATTGCGTTCTACATATTTGGTTTTTGGACGTTCCTGGTGTTTGCGAAGCTATTCTGACAACGCATCAGACTTGGCACCCTGAGTAAGGGCGTTAATGGCCTTTTGCGCCTGCTGCATGGCTTTCTCAAACGCTGTTGATCCGCGTGGGGTGTTTGCCATTCGGAGCATTGCATTTCTGAATGGCTCGCTCTCATAGGCGCGAGTAAGAAGTCCGTAGCTTACTGCTGCGCCAGTTGTCGCCGGGTTCATTGCCGTCCCATATCCGATAATGAACGGGATGGTTTGCTGCCCTGTTGGTGTTGTTACTGCCGCTTTTGCTGCCTGCTGAGTGGACTGAAGGTAGTTTTTCAATCCTTTCAGATAAGCGGCTTCCTGACCTTTAAATGTGATGCCAGTCTGGTTTTGCAGGATGTTAAGCTGTCGAAGGAACTGGTCAGGTGAACCACCTGATTTCTCTATCGCCTTTCCAATGATGCCATTGCGCATTTGCGCTCTTCCAACGCGACCAACTGAGTTATACAGCGTCTTAATTTCCGATTTGTTCTTGCTGAATAGCATGTTGTTGACAACTTCCGGCGTCAGGTCGCCTTTCATGAGAACATTCTTCAGCCTGGTATTCTTTAGTTTCGCCGCTTCGTCAGCGTATACGGCATTGGCCTGCTGATATTTACGGAGAGTATCGTTGCCAAGATTCTGACCAATGGCACCATTGATATCGTCTGTCATCGCCTTGTAAACGCGCTGAATGGCAGCATCGGAACGGTTTGGTAACACTGGTCGTTCACCCTTCACGTCCATTCTGAACTGGCTGCGCAGATCGCTTAATTGCTTCAAATCCAGATTTACCGGACCATCAGGACCAGCATTGCGAACAAGCTCATCACGATATGACTGAAGTTTTGAAATAGTCTCGTTATCAGCAACCTTACCAAGCTTCTGCAGGTTAGATATTTCTGTATCAATCTGCTGAATTGCTCGCGCAGGCTGAATGTTTACTCCAGCCATAGCATTCTGAACCTGCTCCAGTCGATTACCGGCGGCACGACGAATTCCTGATGTTTTCGCTTTAAGGCTGTCAATAACAACAGATGGATCATACTCACCGAATTTATCAGCAAATCTCTGCACCAACTGGCTTCTCGCTTCCTGTTGCGTTGCTCTCATCCCGCTTGTGCCAGCCAGGGGGATATTTTCCGCTGTCGTCTGCGCCATTTTCCCGACGCGGGAAGTAGGCTGTAACAGGTCTGTGGTGTGCAGAGGAACTCCTTCACGCTCTGCAAATCTGATAGCCTGCTGCGCTTCTGGCGCAATAGCACCACGAACGCCACGATAAGCAGCACCTAATCCACGTCCGGCAGCGTTAATAGCACCGCCAGCCAGCACACCAACGCCTAAATCGGTAGCGAGTGCTTCCGCATCATCTTTCATACTGTTTGCAGCAAGTGATCCAACTGCGTTTTCTGCGAGAAGGCGAGTTGCCCCCTGAGCAATTCGACCAGCAAGTGTTGGTGCCTGTGTTGCCGCTCTCTCAACGCCAGCAGGAGTGAGGTAAGGCAATGCTTCAGCAAATACCCTCCCCTCTGTCGTTTGTGGAGTCAGCGCGCCTTGCTGAAGGCCAAAGTCCTGCTCTAATCCCTGCGTTGTTACTCGTGGTGCTGGTTGATATGTACCATCGCCAATGCCGAGTTTACCGCCAGCCCAAGCCGCCGCGCTTGTTACAGCATCAGTGAGTTCAGCAGGTATGTTCGCTACGTTGATTCCTGCCTGTAGTAAGCCGCGCCCGGTTTCAGCAAGTCCATTACCAAGGTCAGACATTATTCCGCCTTGCTGCTGAACAGGTTTCGGTGCGACAGAACTTACGGGTTGAGGTGGCTGCTGACTGGCTGCCTGCTGCTCAATCTGAGCAAATGGATTATTTGGGTCTGACTGCACGCCTGATGCCGATACTTGTTCGGATGACTGTGCTTCCAGTTGTGCAAACGGGTTGTTAGGGTCTTGCTGAGGATGTACCTTTGCAGAGGTGGCGCGCTGTTCGACTGTTGAGTCTGTCACCGGGTCACCCGCCCATTGAGCAAAGCGATCATCAACGTAACCGCGGCCTTCAGGTCCTGGCGTATATTCACCACGCTTTGCCTTCATAACGTTGCCGGGACCGTCGTGATAAGCCTGAAGAGCGTCACGCCAGTTACCAAACTGCTGGTACATCTTTGCCAGATAGCGCGCGCCAGCGTCAGCCTGATATTCGGGGTTTTGCATTTGCTCATCGGTATAACCCATATCACGCCATGTCCCAGGCATGACCTGAGTCAATCCTACAGCCCCGGCGGAGCTTACTGCGGCAGGGTTGTAAGAAGACTCCTTGGCACCCAGTGCAGTCATCAACCCTTCTGGCACACCGTAACGTGCGCCAGCCTGCTCTAACAAATCACGGTAATTAGCCATTTACTGCCCCAAAGATGGAAGATATCCGTAGCGATTAATGAAGTCGATTGACAGCTCGGGGTGCTGCTTCAGGTAATCTATAGAAGCCTGAGGCGCTTCCACTCGCTTGATACCGTTTTGCTGAACGTACTTACCAACCGCCTCATTACGCTTCTGGTTGAGCGTGTTCAGGATGACGCCAGCGTTGCGACGAAAGGACTCCTCGCTCTGCGAGTTCTGCAGCGAACCAACAGCCTGGTCGAGCTTTTTGCCCTCGGCATCAGAAAGTGCGCCCATGCCTCGCATGGCCTGAACCGCTGTCAGGTATGCTTGTGATTTAAAGGTATCAAGTCGTGCCTGAGTGTCTGCAGCCTGTGAGCCTGGAACGTTGGGGATTACTCCACGTAAGCCTGTAATGCTCTTAAGTGAAGGAGAACTAACGATATCGTTCAGAGTGAACATGCTGGTTGTGAGGGTGTTGATGCCGTCTTTGTAGCCATCATTTAGCGCTTGCTGCTTCTGCTGCAACTGCTGGTTGTTGGCTGCTATGCGGCTCTGTATTTCCTGGCGCTTCAGGTCGTTAGTTTCTGCTGATAGCATCCGGTCAAGGCGCTTATTTTCGTTGTTAATGCGGTTTGTTTCTGCGTCCAGATTAATGCGCTGCTGACCTAAATTCGCCTGGATATCTTGTCCGCGCATTGTGATTGCCTGATTCCGAGCGGCGGTTTGCGAATCCAGATCCTGACCGCGCATGGTAACCTGGCGACCCTGCATTTTATCCTGTAGGTCAAAGTATTTTTCTGGCCCGAGACTGTTCATCCCCAGGTGATCGACAAATTCGCCGAACTGCCGCGGGTTCTGTTGGTACATCTGAGCGACGTCATGAGGATTAACGCCAACACGAGCTAACTCACCGGCGTTGTTTTGCAGCCATGATTGCATTGCTTCTGGAGACGATGACGCAAGGCGTGCGCCAGCCGCTAAGGTGCCGATAGAATTACGCTGCTCTTCATCGATGAATCCCATGCCTTTACGAACGGATTCAATCTGGTCTGGATATTGAGTAGCCAACTGACGCAAAGCTCCGCGATCACCAGAAGCATAAGCATTAGCGTATGCCTGCTGAAATTCTTTCTGCCGCTGAGCCTGCTTTTCCTGCTGAAACACCCCCGCAATACCTGAAAGGCCTTGCAAAGCAGTCAGCCCAACATTGTTAGCGCCTGAACGCTCAATATCATTGTTCTGCCTGATAAGCTGAAGCGTATTGCCGATGTCATTTACGCTCGGAGCGTTTGAGTTGACGCCGCCGATACCAGCCAACAATCCGCCGTTTGTTCCTTGCCAAGTAGCCATGATTACCCCTTAAAACAACGAGCCAAGCAATCCGATACCAGCACCAATGCCAGCGCCCCAAGGCGTTGATGTTCCCAAAAGGCTGGCAAGACCTGCACCGGCAATCGCACCGGACGTTCCGCCGCTAATTGCTGTCTGAAGACTTGATGGTTTGTTGGCATTAGCAGCGGCAAGAGCTGCGCTTTGCTGTGCAATGCTGCTCATGTTGTTGGCGTACGTCTGCCCGGCGTTTGCCTGACCTTGCAGAGCACCAAGCCCAACGTTTGCCAGATTGTTGTAATTGCTCATCTGGTTTGATAACCAAGACTGACCGAGAGTCGGCGCGATCGTAGCCAGTTGATTGCTTGTGGCTGTCGAACCAAGTCCTCCCGTAGCCTCCGCAGCAGCAAGACTCTGGTAACGAGCCTGACCTGCAAGGTCTTTATACTGCTGAGAGTTGTAATACTGATTAAGTGCCTGCCCCTGACCTTCTAAACTGGAAAGGTTCTGAAGCTGGTTAACATACTGCTCCGCAAGCGGCGTGAACGGAGCAAGGTTTTTCATGATCGTCTGCCACTGCTGATTTTGCAGGTCTGCGGCATACTTCTGGGCTTCTGCTGCATACTTTGCGCTTTTATCAGAGCTACCACCTTTCCCGCCTTTTTCATGGCACCAAGGTTCCTCGCCGCGCAGTTTTCTGCCCAGCTTAAATGCATATAACATGGCTATCTCCCGTGATTCAGGAAGTCGATTAGTTCTTCGCGTGTGGCGCTGTAAAAAGTCACGTCATCCACGCCTTTAAAGTATTTCTTGATGGTTCCGACACGCTTAAGGCCAATCATTGCGCAGTAAATCTGCCCGTGGCGGAATTTGCGTGCGGCGAACGATGTGACGCACTGAACGGTGGTGTTAGTCAGAATGTATCGCCAGAACGCCAGCCCGATTTCCTTGCTGAAGCCGCGAATCTCTGGCAGGTACATGGCGTGGCAATCGAATGTCAGCGGCTGAATCTCCTGATAGTAAACAATGCCGCCAAACTGACCGTGCACGTTAACCTCAAAGTAACGGCATTCAGGCTTGTAGTCGTATCCATCACCGTTGTTGCTCCCGGCAATAATGTCAGGGTGATTTCCGACTGCTTCGATCAGGTCGATGTTTCGCGTTGGTTTGAACTGAATCATCACTGCTCCGCGATTATCTTGATGGTTGTGGCAGTAAACGCCGCCCCATTTGACTGAATGGTTAACGTACTGCCATTTGTGGCAAGAAAGCCGTCTTTATCCACGCTGAAGAACGTAGCTAACAGGATGTTATCGGTTGTTGTAGCCGAGTTACGACTGCTTACCAGTGTGTCAGGAACAGAGCCGGAAAAGGTTAGCTGCATTGATCTGTTGGCGGTTCCGCTGGGCCACGTCCCGACGATCGACAGCTTGAAGAACAAGGTTTTGTTCTCGTTGAACACAACCATCTTGTTGTTAACGGTGTCGAAGAATGGTGCCAACGAGCCTGATGACGGCGTGAGCGTTTTCAGTAGGCTAACAAGGTTGGTCGGCGCTGTCGGGATGGTTACAGATACACCAGAGTAAACAACCTCTGACTTCTTGCGTGTGGTTGCATACTCCAGAGCATCAATGCGCGTTTCATGGTCTGAAACCTGCGACTCCAGCGCCTGAACTCTGGTATCAAGCGACGCAATATCGCTTTCATTCTGAGTGATTCGTGTTTCATGTTCCTGAAGAGTTGATTCTGCCTGGCTGATTCGCTCCTCATGATTAACAAGCGTTGCTTCCGCAACAGAAATTCGCTGCTCATGGTCAGCGAGAATCACATCCTGCTCATCGTTCCTGACTTGTGCGTCATAAGCGCCCTGTCCGGCCTCGTTGGCCTTGTTCGCCACGTTACCAACATCAGTACCCTGTGCGATAACGTACAGCAGATATGACTGCGAGAAGATATTGCGTGGAAGAACTGATGTATCGAGCCGCGTAGCCTGGACGATTACCGGCACATTGAGATTCGAATCAGCCATTACTCAATCCTTATCTGGCAGCCAGAAAGAGTGACAGGTGACTTCGTGATAACGCGCAATTTGAAGCCAACATTTTTCCTGATGCGCCCTACTCGCTTCCATAAAACACGTTTGTCGTAAACGAACGGTTCATTCTGCTCAATCATCTGCTCACGCCCGTAATTGATGCCGTCAGTGGTTGCAGAGAGGAACAGGCGGTCGGCGTACTGAGCTACGCCAGTGGATGATTCCACCTCCAGATCGAAGCATCTGGCGTTATCCGCTTTGAACAACGGAGTAAACAGAAGGTGTTCCTGTTGCTTGTCGTACTGGCTGCTGATGTCGAACTGCAATTTCCCGGTCACCGATTCCAGCTTATCGCCGCACGTTATCTGATTGCCTTCGTAAATGAAGTCGATAGCGCGGTACACATCGTCATACAGGCCTGTTTTCAACACACACCATTGCGGACCATTAGAGCTTGAAGATGCATCGTATACGAGGACATGGCGCGGAAGATGGATAATCAGCAACTCATGCGCATCAAAGCGCAGCGATTCCATCACACCATCAGCCAGTTCATCAGCAGTGTAGGAGCGTAGTATTTTCTCAATGCTCGCGCTGGCGATTGGTGATACCTGACCGGAGCCGATGATGTATACAGACGGCGCACCCGTTGCCGGATTGCTGATGAACGCATACGAATCAGCAAACGGCGTTTTGCAGTAAGTCCCGGCAATGCCTTTCTGCACCATTAACGATGGCTGGGCGACATACAAAGCGGCACCTACAGTGGTTGCGCCAGTCAGGGAGAAATATTCAATCGTCGATGAACCAAAGCAGACGATGAAGTCTCGCCATGTGCCGATGCCGATGATTCCGTCAGGCTGAGACTCGGCACGATATTGTGCGCTGTAGCGGTCAGGGTGCGATTCGTCTTCGAGGTCAGTGATAAACCATGAATCAGTTCCGTCTTTTGACCACGCATAACGCCCACGTAAGCGCGTAATGTCACGAACAGAACCTAGCTCATACTGCGTAAATCCACTGTCTGTAGGCCAGTTTGAGACGGTTTTAACCGTGCCATCATAGCGATACTCGACCAGTTGACCATTAACGCCTACCGCCTGTGATGTCCGACCATGCGCCATTGATACACGACCACTTCCGGCGACGTCACCGACTTCGCTTTCGCCTTTGTAGAGCTTGCCGCCACACACGCGATAAACAGCACTCTGCGCCATGTTGTACTCGACGCCTCGAGATATACCGTTCACATCAGAACGTTTGGCAATGCCCGGGAATGAGCGAAGATATCCGCTGCTGTTCAGGATTTCTTTGGGTGTAGCCAACATATTCACTGGCAGATAGTCGATATAGTCGGCGTTTCGAAAGTCTTTGCCGACACCTTTCATAAGCGGAAGTTGCTGAATCGGCATTATTCGCTCCCGTTATCGCAAGGTTCCTTTCGGTGGAAGTAATTCCAACCATTCCACTTCGCCAACTGGTTACCACTACCAACAGGCATACGGTTTGGATAACCGGACTTACATTTAGCGGCTTTTGCTCTGTCCATTGCAGACAGTTTGACGAGTCGCTCTTTCCCGTATCTGGCAGTGGTTATAAGTTTTGCAGACGCTTCCAGCGCATAATCCGGAGCAATGCGGCAGGCAAGGTTGAAAATGACGGCATTGATAGCGTTATTTGATAAGCCGTGTTCATCGCCAGGATCTGGAGCGACATCTGCATCAGCGAAAATGTAGCCAACGTTGATACCTGGTGACTCATCACCGCCAAGCCATTCAGCCATCATCATTTCAAGGTCATTGACGCCATCTTCCATGGACTGCGGTTCGACATCGGTTAACGTGGCATTTGATGCCACACCGAGCTTACGTAATGCTGCAAGAACTAAATCACCCTTCGTTGTCAGGTTCATCTGCTGCCGCCTTAGGTTTTCGACCAGGCTTTTTACGCTGTTTTTCTTCTGGCTCTGGCTCTGGCTCTGGCTCTGCAATAGCCGGACGCAAACTCAGGAGTCGTCCAAGAACATCATTTGCTTCATGACCATCCCACTCTTTCCCGAACTCAAGCTCAGTACCTTCAGGAAGGAACTCGATTTCTTCAACAGGTAGGTGATAAGTGATTTCGCCTTCTGGAGTGGTGATACCAGCAATGATCCAGCCATCCCACTCTTCACCGTCACTGTGTTTGCGAGACCACCACGAAAGCTCAGCGTAAGCATGCATCAGCGATGAGAAGAGGCGCACTCGGTGAGCGTAAAGCTCGTTAAAAGTGTGATAACCGTCGGACACTTCGCCCATATCAACTGGGTAAGTTTCACCTCCGCCAACACTCCCAATTTGATCACCAACAAGAGGATCATCAGGAACATCGTCAGGGTGCTTATACCAGCCATTTGCTAAGTGCACAGCTACATCATCAGGATCAACGGTTTTCGTTTTCAGCTTGCGTCCCCAGATTTTGGTATCTCCGCCAGCCTGAAAAATCATTACGCTCATTGGTATCTCCAATAGAAAAGGGAGCCGAAGCTCCCTCTGGTTATCACGCAGCCTGGTTAGGCAGACCAACGCCAATTGCCTCTGGTCGTACAGCACATGCTGAATACCACACAGCAATACGGCACTTACCAGACAGAGTGTTGATATCACCCTGCGTTGCGAAGATGCCGTTAACACCAATACCAGGAATGCTGAAGGAAGACGTTTTCATGCCAGCAAACAGTTCATGGGTTACCGGGATCGGCTGAGACAGCAGACGGATTGAGTCATCAGCCCAGAACACGTTAGCGGTGGTTGTTGCCACGTTCAGAACGTTTACCGGAGTGGTATCAGCAAGAGATGTGTTTACATTAGCGTAAGCCTTCTCTTCTTTTGTCAGTGACGCGTCATCCAGTGCAATCGGTTTCGGCGTGATTTCGATATGAGTACCATCGATCACACGGGTGATTGAGAAAGTCGCATCATCAGTCAGCACGTTCTTCGCCATCTGAGACAGGAATTTCACACCAGTGAAGCTGATTTTGTCGCCGCGCTTAAATCCGGTGGTGGAGGATAAGGTCACCGTTGCAACACGGTTGTCGACGTTCTCTTTGTTACCATCGGTATCAAGGGTGTATGCCTGCGGCTTAAACTTCTGCGCACCAGAAACAGTTACACCAGTAGCGGTTGACTTGGTAACTGCAGGAAGTTTCGGTGAGCGAAGAATTTCATCAAAGCCAGCAATCTGACGCTGAATAGTACCGTTGCGATAAGCTTCTTCAGGAACGCGCCCAAAGATGTCACCATCTACCAGGTTACGGCCTGCTTTGCGGTAATCGTCAGGGTTCAGGAAGTAACTGATGCCCATGTCGCGGTTGAGTTCGCGGGAGAACATCAGGCGCTCTGCATCAGACACAAAATCCCAGCCAGACAGGCCAGTAGATGGACCAATTGCGCGGGTATCGTGAACAACAAGTGAGCCCATTTCAGTTGCCTGTTTGGCAATCGCTGACTCAATGTTATTCGCCAGTTTTTTGGCAGATGCCTGGATGCGGCGACGGTAAGAACGCTCATCACGCAGGTCATCTGCACGAAGCTCGAAGAAATCGTTATCCGGATCGCCCATGTTGCATTTCACGGAGAGTTCCAGAATCCCGGTTGCGTTGCCAGTTAAATCCCAGCCAGTCTGGGTTGGCGCTTCCTGCTCAACAGGCATCCACACGGTGTTGCTTGAACGTTGCATGGATTCTGCCGGAGGGGTGTATTTTGTCACTTTGGACGCCATTGGCGTCAGGTTCTGGACGGTTTCGATGATTTCATCCAGAGCATACGTGACCAGTTGACCTTCATTTAATGCCATTATCGAATTCCTTTATTCAGTTGCGCCTTGAGCTTGCGGTATGTCTCTACATCCCCTTTGTTTGCTGCCGCTTCCATCTGCTTTTCAATCGCAGATATATTTGCAGCAACAGCGTGTCCCTGAATGGGTTCATCAGGTAGCGGGGCTTCTGAAACAGGTTTGGCTCGAGGCTTGAGAGTTAAACGTTCTGACAGTCGAGTGAGTTCAATCAGCGCGGATTGCCCGTCCATCGCCAGCAACTGGCGTGTTTTCTCAGGATTAGCACCAAGGTGATACATGAGAGCGGCGGATTTCTCCGGGAAGAGGCGCATGATGTCGGCACCGACTGCTGGCGGCACCAGTTGCATGAATGCATCCTCTTTCTCCTGATAGTCAGGGATATTGAGCTTTTCCGCTGCGTCGTAGTGCTTACGGGCTGCCTCGACGTATTGCGCTGATTGCTGGGTGAACTCCTGAGTTTTGCGACCCTGCTCGGCGACAGCCTGGCTTCGTGCGTCCATAGCCTTGATCTGCCATTCACTGTTTGCCTGCTGGAAGGCAGCCAGTGCGCGGCTCTGGTCATAGTCGTACTTAGCCAGTGCATCTTCGGAAAGATAATCGTTAGGGTCTGGTTGTTTTGGTAACTCAGGGTTCACCCGCAGGTGCTCCGGCAACTCTCCACGCTTAACCGCTTCCATCTGCTGCTCAAGCTCACGCTGGCGTTTGCGTTCGATGCGGCGACGGGCAAATTCAGCATTAGTTGCCGGGTCTTGTTTTGGTTTCTCATCGTCTTTCAGGACAATCTCGAAGCCTTCTTCCTGACCTGCGTTGTCGTTGGCATTATCGACAACTAAGCCATCAGCAGATGCCGCTGCATGATTGCCAGGCAGGGTTAATTCTTCAGAAGCCTGAATGTCGGTGGTTTGTTCCATGATTAACTCTCTCTTATTGAGGTGTCTCGGCTACTCCGCCGGAGGGGATTTGAACTTGACGCATAAGATTCGCGAAATCCATGCGTTGTGAATGAGTCTGGTCTGCATCTTTAAGAAGCAGCTCAGCGTTAGCACGAGCATCTTTGCTGCGCTGTTGCTGGAATTGACCTACGAGCTTGAGGTACTCACGCAGTTCTGCCTGCTTGTCGAGGTCCATATTGTTGAAGATTTCTGCAATCTTCGCGGCGTTGAGTTGGTTTTGAGCTTCAACCTTGGCAGCTTCAACCTGAATCTGCGCCTGTTGGTTCTCTGCCTTGAGCAATTCAGCCTGACCTTGCAGAAGGATACCCTGCGCCTGAATTTGCTCTGCTGATGGCTGCTGCGGCTGTTGTTGTGCCTGCTGCACCATCTCCATCTCTTCAGGTGTTTCTGGTTTCTTCAGCCCCATCATCACCAGTTGCTTGTTCGCGTACTCTCGCATCATCTCGACGCCTTTACCGTCAAGCAGCGTGAAGTATTGCAGCATCAGCATCTGGAACTCTGGAGTACCTTGCGGAACCTTGGTGAGCAACTCCTGAATCTCTGCGCGGTTCTGTTCCTTCATACTCTGGAAGGATGGTCCTACGTCTGTATAGCACTCATAGCGACCGCGAATGTCGTTGAGTGTGACCACATTGCCGGACTGGTAATCGACAACTTGCGCATAGAGTTGAACGTCTTTCTCGCTTCCATCTTCAAGTGTCAGCGTTACATGACGAGGAACGTCATAAATATCGTTGACCATTGAGGCATAAATCTCGCCATCACGTCGCATTGCGGTAGCTAGGTTATCCTGAAACACGTATGTCTCAAGGTCTGCCCGCATGTTCAGTTGATTGACGGTATCGAAAGCGACCTGAGAGTTTGCTGCCTGCGCATCCACACCAAGACTAGCCACCTCTTTCACTGCGTTGGTGGCAGCCTCAAGCATATAAGCGTTGGCTTGCGGCACTTCAGGGTTTTCCATGTAGGAGATTGGACCAATCGGCAGGTCGTTACCGTTTTCATCGGTCTTGTTCTGCAGATAGTACGGATAGTCGTCATTTCCACCGTACATGTATTCGTAGCCTTCGATTTGCTCAGGGAAGAAGGTCGGTTTCTTCTTCGGTGAACGAGCAACAATATCGGCGTTGAATGACATGATCATGTTACGAAGGCGCTGACCGTCTTTCGTCAGCCTTACCACTCCTCCGTAGCACTCCTTGTCACCAGCGAATGACCATTCGCCGTACACAGGAACGATTGGGATATGCTCTCCGGCTATCTTCTCTCGGTCCTTCAGTATCTGCGTGCAGGTGATGATCGACTTATACACACGCCGACGCTTCACCTTGCGCTCTGCTACCTTAATGAATCCACGATTAGCCAGGTCGTCGATAACGTCTTTAATATCCTGCTGGTAATAGCTGACTGGCTCACCTGTCAACGGGTCTCGGTATATGAAGACTTTCTCTTTCTTCTCTTCGACCTCGTAATACTCAGCGACGTAGACGACATCATTCGATACCCACGGAAACAGCCATGTATCGTTCGGATTCTGGAAAGATGGCAAGGTATCCGGATCAATACCGTAATCCTCTGCGAACTCTTTCCAGCCATTGCGTGACAAGGCGTTAATCACCGTGCAGTGCTTAGCGTCGCTCTTATCCATCTGCTTGCTGTTGGCGTCCCATATGACGTGTGAGCAGGCTTCATGGATTGGCAGGCGTCGGATTACCTGATTGTTGCTTGTTGGATCGTTGTCTTCGTACTGCGTGACCAGACGCCATGCACCAACTCCGGACTCTATCTGCTCACGAACTCCAACGTTAACGGCAATCTTTGCCGTGTTATGGCGCATATCAGTACGATACATCCCCATCAACACATCGGCAGCATCAGGATTAGCGCCGTCTTTTGGTCGGAAGAGAACGTCGATAGGGTTCCGGCGCATCTCTGCGACCAGTTTCCTGACCACCGGGCGAACAACATCGAATTGTCCGCGATATTGCAGGGTGGTGTAGTTTGATAGCCAGTCATCCCATTGCGACACTCGGCTAAAATACAGGTCATTTGTCGCCTCGGTTCTGGCTTCATCGCTCGCCATCCAGTCCGCGTCAAACTTACACAGAATGGAGTTGAGTCTGTTTTCGTCGGCCATTTAAGTTCTCCGTGCGATGGGCCTGATTGGGGCTGGTATCTTTTTCTCTTTGGGTTTTTTGATGTCGCGCATCATTTTTGCGAAGCGGCGCATCATGTATGCATAGCGAACGGCGGATAGCACGTCGTCGTTAAGCTTGACGATTTTCCCGTTTTCATCGCGGTGATAGAGGCGGAACTCCTCAAAGAATGGCTCACAGGTGTTGAATACTTTGAAGCGACCATCAAGCATCATGTCGCGCAATTCAGTGATTCCAGGCTCCACCGCGTTACCGCCATCAGGCCATGTCGCATGCTCCTGCAACATCATAAAACCAGCATCTGCATACTGCCCTTTGAGCTGCTCACCGCCGCCCTTCTCGTGCTGGTTTCCGTCATGAGGCCATGCTGTTGGCACTTTATGCGCCCATGATTTAACAGCTCCCCATGCCTGAACGGCTGTTTTTTCTTTCGCCTTCCACACGCGTGAAACGTAGATTGTGTCTGCGTCCTTATCCCACCAAAGCTGAACCTGCGCCTGTGGGTGATCCCATCCGAAATCCATCCCGCCAATTACGTAGAAGTGATCAGGACACTCGAACGGCTGACACTTAATCGTCTCTTCCGGTATCTGGAAGATTCGACCACTACCCATCGTAGGAATGCCGCGAGCACGCGCCTCTCTCTCATGCTCTGGATAGGATGCGATGATTTGCTCTTTCTGCTCGTCGGTATAGTGCTCAGCGTCATAGATGGTCATGTTGACCACTTTCTGCGACTTGCTGGGATTCTTCAGGAACTTGGTAACAACGTCAGACATCCCCATCAGCGGGGTAAACGTCAGAATTGAGAATTGCCCGTATTTGTTGGTACGGGTAAGACCTTCACCATAAATGCTGTATGGTGGTTCTTCATCAAACCACACGCCGTGGATTGTGTCACCCTGCCAGCGTGCACGGCCTTGCGAGTATGGTTTGAAGTAGCAGATTGAAATGCCATCTTCAACGCCATCAGCCGTGTGATGCTTAACCAGAAGATGATCAACAAGGTTCGGAAAGAAAGGAGACTTCTTCCAGCTAATGATGTCCTCTTTCGGTATGGAACCATAGCCTGGCTCACCATTCTCTTCGATACGACCGCACAGGATGCGTTGAGTCGTTTTGGTTACAGTCTCGTTTGTCTCGCCACCAATCCAAAAGACAACAGGCTCGTAGAAACGCTTACCTTTCCACTCACCGCCATATTTACCATCAGCAGGATAGCCTTTTGTGCCCGGATAACGCCCTGTAAGGTGAAACGCGACTTCAGCAGCACCAGTAAATGACTTACCAAGCTGGTTACCAGCCATAAAACATCGCTCTGGATAGTCATGTCCGGCGTCGATGAACTCACGCTGTTTGCTGTATGGCGTAAATTCATATAGCAGGTGTGTGTTCCGGTAGTTCTCTTCTTCTTCGAGTAGCTCGAGCAATTCGATTTGCTCTTCGTCGCTCAGGTTATCAAGAATCGCGTCCAGTTCCACGGTTGAATAGCTCCTTGATACGAGAGCGCCGCTTATCGCGATCTCCCTTATCAGGTGTCACGTCTTCAACTTGCGACTGCTCTTTGAGGCCCAAATCACGGGCGATGATGTTAGCGTTGAGAAGGTCAGCGGCTGCGCCAGAGAATTTCTGGTCGTAGATGACCTGTTCTGCTCGCGTAACGACTTCAGATAAATCTTCTCGCAGGCGATATGTGCGCCATGTTTCAAGCGTCACATCAATGAACAGAGTGAGTCCGGTAATGGTCATCGCTCGCATCTTGGCGATAGGCTCTTGTATCACTTCACCCTGATACGAGAACGCCTTCATCTCCCATAGCGGGTTAGCTTCAACCCACTCGAAGTATTCACAACAAGCAGCCCACAGCGCCTCGGGCGATTCGAATTTAGGGTTTCGCCCATGACTACTGCGGGCCTCCCAAAATCGGTTGCCCTTTGGTGCTGCCATATTCATCTCACTTAATCGTTATTTCAGGTTAAGGACTCTTTCGCGCCTTCAATCAGTGACTGCTTCAGCAATTCGAGTGTGCCAATCGCCTCGCATAAACTGATTTCACCATCGTAATCATGGATGGCGCTTTCCATCCGCTCGTATAGCTCTTGAGTAATTGGGAATTTCTTCTCCTTACCCAAATTGATTACGCGGCTCACATCATGCTCCGGTAGTGAACAGGTCTAACGCTTCCTTCGATTTACGCACCGCTTCGATAGTGCGGGTCGTGATATCTTAATTAGCGCCGCCTGACTGGAAGTGAATTTTGAATAGCTCAAGCTTCAACTCGTCAGTGCCGATGAATTGAAATGCTTCTTCTGCGGCTGCGTTCTGGTTCATGACCAGTTTGTAAATCTCTAACTGGAATTTCTGTTCTTCAGTCATGGGAATAATCTCTGCCATTGTTGGCTCCATTTATCCGTTAAAAGGGATATCAGTTAAGTTATCCCGTGTAGGGTATAAGCCATTATCAAAGCCACTCTGTAGGGAATGGCTTTTGTGATGGCAATAAAAAAGGCCGCCTGAGCGACCTTTCATTTTTCATCCGTTTTAATCATCTGGGTAATTAAGCGGCATCCAGTGTGTAACCTTGCTTGCTCCTGAATCGATGAATGCCTTGGTTCTCTGCCAGTAAGAGCCCATACATGATAGTTTGAACACGTCACCAGTATCAGTAAGAGCTATAACCTCTTTAGACCACATCCCTTCTTTGCTTTCTGGTAGCCGGTGTTCAACATTGATCCATTGGTTTCCGTTATCATCCATCACAACCTCGTCTAGTTGTTCGCCATAGATTCAGTGGCAGGCGGTGACGAGTCCGCTTTTCGGGAGCTACCCTAGCCACTGCTTGATTCTATCCGATGTCTTTCCATCAGTCCGCCACCACAAAGAATCTTTTTTGCCATAAGGCAGGAGGTTCATCTTTCAGTGGCTGCCAGTGTTATTTCCCCACTTACTGGCTTGGGTTGTTTCGCTGTACTGCCGTAACTGGTGGTGCACAGATTTAGTTAAATCTGTTCTCGCCTGAACTATCTTTTACATACCCGGATTGTGGGGATGTAAATCACGGTTTCATTATCAAGCCCACCCGTAGATAGGCTTTGTAATGACTTACCCCAGCTTTGCTCGCACCAGCGCATCTTTAGCTTCGAGCAGCTTGCGGAGACCTGCTGACTTTTCAGCACTGTCCGGCAGTGATTCATCCATCAGTATCGCAAGGTCACCGATTGGCTTACTTATTTCCTGCAGATGCGCAGGGAGGTGTTGATAAGCGAAATACTTCATGATTGGAGATGACATTATTTACCCTCGGTTAGTAAAAAGCCTCGCTATTACGAGGCTATGATTGTTCATTTCAGGCACTGCGTGTTGATGTATTCCTGCAGCGCTCTCAGTGATGTTTGGTCGCTGATGATTCCGGATCTGATACTGAGAACGTTTCGTCCAGCAACTGGAGAGAGTTCGACGGTGGCATCATTGCCCATGCCGGAGGTGCGGGAGGTTTCGGCTGAGGATGGCACAGGGCATTTTCCTTTGACGAGCACCCTGCCACCATTATCAAGCTTGCGCCGAAGAGCATCATTTTCAGCTTTCGCATCAGCTAACTCCTTCGTGTATTTAGCATCGAGTGCATCAGCAGCACGCTGGCGTTGCTGCATGTCAGTAATGGTGGCGGTCGCCTGCTTCAGCTCACTGACTTTTTTATCACGCTGTTCTTTGTAGGCGATGGCGTTATCACGGTAATGATTAACAGCCCATGACAGGCAGACGATGATGCAGATAACCAGAGCGGAGATAATCGCGGTTACTCTGCTCATTGCTGCCCCCACAAACAGACTTCACGCTCAATCTCGCGGCGAGTCATCAGCCCTTTCCATTGCTTACCGCCAGCGTATGTCCAGCGACGTAGCTGATCACATGCGCCTTTGATATCGCCCTGGTTTATTTTGCGAAGAAGCGTCGATGTTCTGAAATTGCCAGCACCCACGTTGTAAACGAATGAGTAAAGAGCGCCGCGCATTGTTTCCGGTATATCGACTTTGATGTACGGGTTAATTTGTCTGGCGACCGTGGCAAGGTCTTTATTCAGGAGGGCTTTGCATTCTGCTTCGGTATACGTTTTACCGAGCATAATGTCTTTTCCGGTATGCCCGTAACATACAGTCCATACACCAACGATATCTTTATATGGTATGTAGCTGACGCCTTCTAGGCCATCGTTACCACTTGGGCCAGTGATTAACACAGATGCTATAGCAATAGCCCCGCCACTTATCGCCGCTATTACGCTATTTCGTAGTGCCGGTGACATTGCCATTCAATCTGTCCTCGCGCTCTTTGCGCTTGTAGTACCAGTTGATGCCAAATGTGCCGACAGTACAAAGAATACCAATGATGACAGCCCAGTCATTCAGGGAGAGAATGCCACCCATCGCAGTCAGTCCTCCGAAGCTGTAACTGAACCATTCTCTGATTTTGTCCATACGGTACATGCTCTACCCCTTCATTGAGGGGATTTGCTCTATTTAATTAGGAATAAGGTCGATTACTGATAGAACAAATCCAGGCTACTGTGTTTAGTAATCAGATTTGTTCGTGACCGATATGCACGGGCAAAACGGCAGGAGGTTGTTAGCGCAACCTCTTTCCACCCGCTTTCACGAAGCCAGCCATTGCGCTGGTTTTCTTTTATGCAAAGCACACCGCACCGTAGCCACAGCAGATAAGGTGATTATTTTTGTCTGTCTGGTATTTGGTTTGATGTGCTTTCAGAAAGGCCGTGCTTAAAACGCAAAAAGCCCCGAGCTATTAACTCAGGGCTTTATTTAACGAGTGCATTTATCCATCGTTGGGTCAAATTTACCCAACTTTATTCAAAAAGTCAATATTATGCCGTTAATATGTTGCCATCCGTGGCAATCATGCTCCTAACGTGTGACCGCATTCAAAATGTTGTCTGCGATTGACTCTTCTTTGTGGCATTGCACCACCAGGGCGTCATACAGCGGCTTAACAGTGCGTGACCAGGTGGGTTGGGTAAGATTTGGGATTAGCATCGTCACAGCGCGATATGCGGCGCTTGCTGGCATCCTTGAATAGCCGACACCTTTGCATCTTCCGCACTCTTTCTCAACAACTCTCCCCCACTGCTCTGTTTTTGCTATATCAACTGCCCGACCTGTACCGTGGCAATCTCTGCATCTTGCGCCCGGCGTCGCGGCACTACGGCAATAATCCGCATAAGCGAATGTTGCGAGCACTTGCAGCACCTTTGCCTTAGTATTTCCTTCGAGCTTTGCCACACCCCGGTATTTCCCCGATACCTTGTGTGCAAATTGCATCAGATAGTTGATAGCCTTTTGTTTGTCGTTCTGGCTGAGTTCGTGCTTACCGCAGAATGCAGCCATACCGAATCCGGCTTGTGATTGCGCCATCCCCATAGCAGCCATCACATCAGTACCGGAAAGAGAGTCAGAAGCCGTAGCCCGTGGTGAGTCGCTCATCATCGGGCTTTTTGGCGAATGAAATTTAGCTACGCTTTCGAGTCTCATCGTCTTCCTCTCTTGCCCTGTTTGACCATCAGGACGCCGTTAACTATTACGTGACGTTCGCCTTTGCTGTCTCGGTTGTACTTGAGCACCGTTCCTCTTGCGCAGGAAAGCATCCTCGCCACTTCGGTCTGATTGCCTCGTGTCTGTATAAGAAGCTCTGGTATCGTTTGAATTGTGGCGTTCATACGTTCTCCAGTTCGGTGATTTTTATTCCAAGCCGTCCGCCTGGTACTTTCACACCACGAATTACGCGAATGTCATCGAATTGCTCGTCGTCTTCCGCAAATCCGGCGTGGATAAGGGAGTCGAGTAAACCTTTCAGGATGTTATCGAGGTCTCGGCGGCGGGAGTCTGGAACGTCTGCGATGACTTTGATGCGGAGTCGTGATTTGGTGAAAATGTCTAACTTAAGTTGGCGGATGATTTGCTGAACGTCTTTTCGGTATTTCTGGCCTTTATCGCTGATGTAGTATTGGCTTCCCCGTCTTCGCCAGTAGGTATTCACCGACGGCGGGTATGGAAGCACAAACTGATATTCGTTCATGGCTTAATCTTCCCCTCCTTCAGCAGTATCGCCTGCGTCCTGATCACGCCTTCAAGGTGGTAAAGTCTGGCGTCTTTGTTGTCGAGATTATGGGTGCGTCGGTCGATTTCATCGTGACACGCGCTACAAGCCCATGCGCCGATCAGGTCGTCAGGCTTCATTCCCGTTCCGCAAATTCCAGCCATCCGGTAATGTGCCAGAACTGTAGTTTCAGGATTGCCATTGCATATGCCGTAAATACGTACCTGGCATTCTCTGCCGCGTGCTTCTTTGCGTAGGTTAGCCATTAAGCAGCCTCCCCTGTTACTTTCAGCATTCCGTTATCGAGCAGCTTTCTGGTCAGCCACTGTTGACCACGCCCGGTGATTTTTGTGGTGAACGATATCTGTATTCCGTGATTTGTGTTGACCGCTGTTTCTTTCACTGTGAAATAGCCGCGATCCATATATTCCTGCATTGGCACATTGCGCCGGGAACCTGAAGCAATAAGGATTTTGTGATCGCGCATCCACGCAAACAGTTTGTTTGGACCAATTCCAACAACCTTTGCAAAGTTTCCAATCAAAATTCCACTGGCCTCGCCAACGCGATCGGCAAACTCAACTTTAGGTGCGGCAATTGCGAGCTGGTTTTCCAGCTGCATTTTCTGCTCAGCAAGATCAGCAGCAAGGCGCAACGCTTCCGGTAGCGTTTTGGGGATATTAACCGCAGCTTCTTCAAGCTCTCGCCAACGGTCAACAAGGCGAGCGGTGAACTCTGGCGACAACTGGGCAACAACGACAATACTGTCTCGCTTACCTTGTTCGCCCTCGAAGACGTAATGCTCGTACTGAACATTGAACCCTAAGTTATTGATTCTTTCGGAAACCTCAATTTGAGGAAGCCGGATAACACCATTTTTAGCCAGCGTTTCGATGGTACGTTTCACATTGTCATGACGCTTACCCACCAACTCAGCGATTTCAATGCTTGTCATTTTGATGACATTGCCATTTATTAACTCATTCATCGTCTTCTTCCTCGTACATTGAGCTATTCGGATCGCTCATCAGTTCTGCGCAGCAGTGCTCACACACGTGAACTTCCAGCACATGCAGCTTCTGACCGCAGTTAGCGCACGTTAAAGCCCGCTCGACGCTTTCTTTCTGGTATTGAAGGGATTGGGATGGGCTAAGCATGGCTTTCACCATTAAAAAGTCGCTTGTAAGCATCGATGTCTCGTTTTGCTTCACCGAGCTTTCGTCTTAATTCCATGTTTTCTGATTCAAGCTTTTCCATGTCTTGTTGGTATCGATCGCGGTGTTCTTTCCATGCTTTTCGATACGCCTTCATGTATGTCGTTTTGGCCTTTCTCTTTGCCTGACGAACTGCGTGGTGGTTTTTCACAAACCAGTCAGGGTCGTTAAATGCTGCTCTGGCGCATGTATACCAATAATTTGTTGCCTCCCTGTTTAGCCAATAAATACTGATAAATGGCAACCGGATAGACACCATTTTTCGTTGTGACTCTTTCTCGCCAAACATGTGGCCTTTTTTGATGCTAAGGCCAAATCCAGGTTGAATTAAAAGCATTGTCATTTCCTCGCACGATGTCTTAGCCACCGGATATCCCACAGGTGAGCCGTGTAATTGAAGGTTTTTACGTCAGATTCTTTTGGGATTGGCTTGCGTTTATTTCTGGAGCGTTTCGTTGGAAGGTATTTGCAGTTTTCACAGATGATATCGGTGAAACTTCGTCGCTGTCGCCTCATGCCGCCCTCCTGACGCCCTGCCCGATCGCCATCAATGCCGCTTTGGATACGGTAGTAAACATCCGTCGAGGACTGATGAACGGTCGCCAAATCAGCAGCATGGAACCTTTGCTGTTTCCCTTCTTCTCCAGCCCTGTCGATGGTTCGATAAAATTAATCCGTCCATCAGTGATAATACGAACTTCGTCAACACTCTCCAGAGCCTTGCTGAACCATCCGACAGACATATCCTCTGGCACAAGCATCACTACCGTCTGTCGCTGTTGTATGCACTGCTCAGCGGCTTTTTCCACCCACGGCCTGATATTGCTGTACGGTGGGTTATTCCAGATTGCACCGTGGCTTACCCACTCAGAATTGAGCGCGTCGTCGGCCTCAGTTAGCCAGTGAGCACACAGAGCATTTTTGTCGCTCGCTGCCGAATCCAGCCAGAATCCAAACTCAATATCCAGTGCATCAAAAAGCCAAAGCGGCGTTTGCCAGCAGTCCTTGTCGTGTGCTGGCGTATTTGATTTGATAGTCATGCAGCCCGATCTCCCCATCTCGCTTTCCACTCCAGAGCCAGTCTCGCTTCGTCTGACCACTTAACGCCACGCTCTGTACCGAATGCCTGTATAAGCTCTAATAGCTCCGCAAATTCTCCTACACGCATCCTGCTGGTTGACTGGCCTATTACCACAAAGCCATTCCCGGCAAGGTTAGGAACAACATCCTGCTGCTTTAATGCTGCGGTAAACACACACTTCCAGCTTTCTGCATCCAGCCAGCGACCATGCCATTCAACCTGACGAGAGACGTCACCAAGGCAAGCCCAAAGCTTTCGATTCTGGTCTAAGCTGCGGTTGCGTTCCTGAATGGTTACTACGATTGGTTTGGTTGGGTCTGGAAGGATTTGCTGTACTGCGTGAATAGCGTTTTGCTGATGTGCTGGAGATCGAATTTCAAAGGTTAGTTTTTTCATGACTCCCTCTCCCCCAAATAAAAAGGCCTGCGATTACCAGCAGGCCTGTTATTAGCTCAGTGATGTAGATGGTCATCAGAATCCTCCTTTCTTCTTGGACTGCGGTTCCTCGCGTTCACGGCGGCGCATTTCAGCAGACTGTTGGTCTGTGTCATAAATAGCGCCATTTGCCTGAATGCAATACACCGTGCCGGTATTGCCATGACGATTGAGACGAAGGATTAGTTCGGTTTCACCAGGTGGAACACTGTCATCAAAAGCACCTTCACGATGGATCCCCACCCAATAATCGCAATCCTGTTCAATCTGCCCTGTATCTCGTGAGTCACTTGGTAATGGGCGTTTATTGGTTCGGCTTTCCAGTGCGCGGTTAAGCTGTGTCAGAAGCACAACAACGCAATCAAGCTCTTTGGCAATGTTCTTCAGTCCTTTGGTGATCATGCCGTAAGCAAGGTCGTTGCGATCGGCCTTCTCAGCGGTCATTAGTGTCAGGTAATCGACCAGAATCATGCCAACACATCCTTTTTCTCGCTTGATTCGACGGCTTTCGCTGACGATTTGAGCCAGAGATAATCCAGGCGTGTCGTCGATGTAAAGCAGGTCGATTTCACTCAAGCGATTGGCTGTTTCGATCGCCCTGTTGAAGTCACCATCGTAATCACCCTGATAGCCGTCATCAGCGTCATTTGTCGCCGGAAGGTAAAAAATATTCGGGTTAACACCTGACTTCTGTCCTACCAGTTTTTCCAGTATCTGGTCACCGGGCATTTCAAGGCTGAACATCAGAGCGGGCTTTTTCTCATGCACTGCGCAGTTGATTGCCATCTGGCTGTATAGCGTCGTTTTCCCCATCTTAGGGCGAGCGCCAATGACAAACAGAGAGCCTTTCACCAGGCCTTTCGGTGACAGCATCCTGTCCAGCGATGGGATCCCTGTGCTCATTCCTCGTTGTTCGCCTGACGGGTCAAATCGCTTCTCAAGGTCGCTAACCCAGTCTTCCATGACCTCACCAAATGAGCGAAGGCCGCGACGCGATCCGGTTTTTGCATGGTCTGTCAGTTGCGTGAAAATCGACTGAATAGCTTCGTACTTCTGCGTTGCAGTCATTCCGTTGCGGGAATAGAGCAATTCCGTCGCTTCAGTCATGCGGTTGATGGCGTAGCGTTCCATTGCGGTTTCACGAACCTGCATTGCATAGGCAACGATGTTTGCTGCGCTTGGCGTGTTCTTTGCGATCTCAGCGATATAAGCAAAACCGCCAACAGACACCGTTAACGATTTACGCTCCAGTTCATCGAAAAGCGTCAGGCCATCTACTGGCTTTTGCTCCCGGTGCATTCTGGTTATTTCTTCGAAAAGGATTTTGTGTGGTCGGCTGTAAAATGAATCGGGCTTCAGCATCGCCAGAACTTTCTGGACGCGCTCACTGCTGTCATCATCCAGAAGCAATCCACCAATCACCGCCTGCTCTGCCTCGATGCTATGGGGCGGCGCATAAAAATTATCGGTCATCGTGTTCACCCTCACGAACTTTCAGGTAGGTATTGTCGTTAAGCAGGAAATCAAATCCCTTTTTGTGCCAGACGGTTCCGCGTTGATGGTTTGGACGCTCTTCGAACATCCATCGGCAATTTTCGCCTACGTAGCTCAAATAATTTCTCCAGTCCTGCATCGTGAACCCATGTCCGTCAAGCTGGCGGGTTATCACTCCGGCTTTGCGCCAGAACGTTCGGATCTGGTTTTTACGCTTGTCATTCAGTGCGCGGATTCTTGGCGCTTCAGGAAGGATTTCGTGGTAAGCATCGACAACATCCTGACAGCTAACGGAAGGTTTTTTCTTGTCAGACTTTTTGTCTGCTGTGGCACTCTCTAATACGTCAGTATTAGAGATATTATTTATATTATTGTTTATGGACAACCGTTGGACAACCGTTGGACAATCTCCGCTGAGAGCCGCACCATTACTGGTGTTTGCGTTGGACAACCGTTGGGCAACCGTTGGAAAATTTTTTGCCTGAAAATCGTCATATTTAACGATTGTAAACAGGCTAAATTTCTTCCCCATCGAGCAAATATTAAGCATCCCTTTCGACTCAAAAGTCCGTAATAAGCTCCGAACTTTGTTGTCGGGGATGAATGTTTCTCTGACCAGCGACGGGCGTCCAGTTATCATCTGACCGCGATCAACAGTTATCGGACCGATATCCGTATTGACGACAGTAGATTCGTGATTAGCCTTGAGGATTAAGTGAAGCCAAAGATGTACTGCCTGAGAGTCCTTATAGAGCCTGCTGTCCATAAACTGGCGGTGTATAGAGACATACCCCATACTGGATGCCTCCTGATTTTGTACAGGGTTATGCCTGTAATCAGCTAACTTAACGACGCCCATGTTTCACTCCTGCTTTGGCTAGTCAGTAAACACCAACAAGGCGCTCTGCGAACGCCCTGTTATTTGCTGCGGCTACCACTAATCCCTCAGGTGAATCAGGGTGTCGAATCTCTTCTTTTTCCTGGTATTTCTTACGACGTTTTGTCATAATTACTCCTGTGGATTGATCCACTCTTTCTACATCAGGCCTCGAAGAATTCGCCGTTCTTCGGGGCTTTTTCTTTTGTCAGCATTCTGGCTACTTTCTTAGCCAGTTCCGCCAACTCCTCGTCTTCAACACCCCATTCAAGAACAGCCAGAAGCATTCCCATTTTGGGGATGAAGCTGTCTTTCCATCGCGAAATTTGCGATTCATTAATCCCTAACGCGTCGGCAACCTTTCGCTGACCACGTACAGCAATTCGATTCAGGATGTTGCTTGTAATTGCATTCGCTTTCTTGCGAGTACTTGTAAGTTCCATATGTAAGTATTTCCTTAACAAATAAGAAGTTATGCGCATCAACTTATGCGCGTTGTATTCCCGCATTTCGGCGGGAATGAGGACCATGACTGTTAAAGAGCAATTTGCTTATGCCGCTTTGCGGTAAGCGCTTTCTTGATACTTCAGGGCGCCAGCTGTAACGACTTCCAGTCGATAGGCGTCTTTCTCTGGGATGACTTCCTTCCACTGAGAGACTGCTGCGTCGCTAATGCCTAACGCTTTAGCTACAGCACGCTGGGTTCCGAAGTGGTCGATAACATCTTTCTTGTACATAGACTCGCTCCGAAATTAAAGAACACTTAAATTATCCACTAAAGGAATCTTAAGTCAAGTTTATTTAAGATGTCTTAACTATGAAAACTCAATTGATGGGAGAGCGCATTCGCGCTCGGAGAAAAGAACTCAAGATCAGGCAGGCCGCACTTGGAAAGATGGTCGGCGTGTCTAATGTTGCCATATCTCAGTGGGAACGCTCTGAGACAGAGCCAAATGGAGAGAATCTTCTCGCCCTGGCTAATGCGTTGAAGTGTTCCCCTGACTATCTGATGAAAGGAGAGGAAAGTCTTTCAAACATTGCCTATCACAGTAGGCATGATCCAAGAGGGTCATACCCTCTGATTAGCTGGGTGAGCGCAGGATGCTGGATGGAAGCTGTAGAACCATATCATAAGCGTGCAATAGATAACTGGTACGATACAACCGTAGCCTGTTCAGAAGATTCGTTTTGGTTGGACGTGAAGGGAGACTCAATGACGGCTCCGGCCGGTCTCAGTATCCCTGAAGGAATGATAATACTCGTCGATCCTGAAGTAGAGCCGCGTAACGGGAAACTGGTAGTTGCAAAGCTCGAAGGAGAAAACGAGGCAACTTTCAAGAAGTTAGTTATTGATGCAGGCAGGAAGTTTCTAAAACCACTTAACCCACAATATCCGATGATCGAGATCAACGGAAACTGCAAAATCATCGGCGTAGTTGTCGATGCAAAACTAGCAAACCTTCCATAAGGGGGCATTCGCCCCTTTTTTTTATTTCCTTTAAAAATCAAAGCCAAACTTAAGTTACGAAAGAAAATTTAAGTTTTCTTCAAAAATACTCTTGACCATTAATTAAAGAGATCTTAAATTTAAGCCATCAGCAGGACGCTGGAAGCCAAACGGAACAGATTGGCAGGCTCTTTAACATTGATGGGATTGTCCCGCCGAAATGCGGGAACTGAGTTTAACCAAACAGGAGGTGCCGTAATGGTGCACTAACGCGGTTAGACCGCAGCCGAAAGGCAATGCAGCAGTAATGATGCTGCCCCGAGTCGCGTAATGGCGAGCAGGTTTAGCAGGCCGATGTGAGGGTAAATAAGGGAACATGCTCCGGAAAGGCAGCGCGAATGCCAGACGCGCACCGGTTATCAGCGGCTAATAAGCGACAGAGACTCAAGGGCATGAGCGCGCTCACTGCGAGAGTGTGAGTCAAATAGTAGTTGGCTTTGGGGTGACGTGAAGTGCAGCTGCACGACGGCAACCGGAAGATAAGCACCCGGCGCGTCACCGCCAAAGTCAATTCCATAGGCGTTATGCAGCCGCCACCATATTCAAGAAAGCTGCACAAGAGGTAGGAGGATTTATGTGAATGCATAACTTCAAAACCGAGGTTAATTAAATCTCTCGATCCGAGCATCAACCTATTAGGTGGCGAGATGCTCTTTCTGCCCCTCAGTTCGAGGGGCCAGAAACCACTTTGCAATCACTATCAATTCCAAAGTTGTTTCATCGGAGGTCAACATGACAGTAGTCATTACATATCTGGCTGACGATAACGCCAGAAATCGCCGCAGAGCACGCAGACAGGCTCAACGTGAACAGACGATGCAAGAGCAGCGACTGGCGCGAAAAATTGCGCTAAAGCTCTCTGGTTGCGTCAGAGCAGATAAAGCAGCATCACTCGGAAGCCTTTGCTGCAAGAAGAAAGAAGAAGTCGAGCGTAAACAGAACCGTATTTACTACCGCAAGCCACGCAGTGAAATGGGGGTGACTTGTGTTGGTCGCCAGAAAATGAAATTAGGCAGCAAACCACTTATTTGAGGACTGATATATGAGAGTAAAATTTATGGGCGCAAGCCCATTAAGCGGTCGTATTTTTCAAGGAACATTAAACACTGAAAAAGGAATGTGGGTGGGAAAGAAAGAAGATGTCACCGAGCAAGCAGTTAAGGCAGTAGCCGAACACATGATGATAAAAGAACAGAAATATGCATACGAAACGAAGGATGGAAAATGGCTGATAATAAGTCATCAAATAGTTGATAAATTACCAGAAGAGTTTGTTGATGGTTAAATTTGCTTTGGAATAAGCAACAGAATAAACACTGCACTGTGTATTCATTCCAACGAGTGAATACACGGAGCAATGTCGCTCGTAACTAAACAGGAGCCGACTTGTTCTGATTATTGGAAATCTTCTTTGCCCTCCAGTGTGAGGGCAATTTTTTTGATGGAGGATATATGAGTGAAGTAACAGATTTAGTTGTTATTGAAAAAGCAAATGCAATGACTGTATTTCAGTCTGCCGACCAGATTGAAGAAATCCTTCAAAAGGTTGAACGTGAAGTTATGTCCTTTGTGCCTGATATCACAACGGCAAAGGGCAGAAAGGAGATCGCTTCTCTGGCGTATAAAGTTGCGCAGACGAAAACATATCTCGATGGTCTTGGCAAAGACCTTGTTGCTGAACTGAAGGAAATTCCAAAGCTAATTGATGCTAACCGCAAGACAGTGCGTGATCGCCTTGATGAGCTGAAAGCCAAGGCGCGCCAGCCTCTTACTGATTATGAGGAAGAACAGGCGCGGATTAAAGCCGAAGAAGAAGCTAAGGCAGCAGCTGAAGCTCTCGCAAAGCAAATTGAGTCTGACCATGAAATAGCGATTTTGATGGATCGCGAATTTGACCGCCAAAGAGAAGAGGCAAGACTCAAAGCGGAGCAGGAAAAGCGAGAGCATGAAGAACGCTTAAAAAGAGAAGCTGAAGAGAAAGCCAGAGCAGAAGCCGAAGCAAAGGCAAAAGCCGAAATTGAAGCAGCAGCAAGGCGAGAAGCAGAAGCTAAGGCCGCAGCGGAACGTGCAGAGCGTGAACGCATTGAAGCCGAGCAACGAGCACAGCGCGAAGCAAAAGAGGCAGCAGAACGAGCTGAAAGAGAAAAGCAGGCAGCAATTGAAGCAGAACGCAGAAAAGCACAGGAGGAGGCTGAACGAATCCGTCGCGAGGCTGAAGCAAAAGAGCAAGCCAGAATAGCAGAAGAAAAAAGAATCAAGGACGAAGAAGAGCGTAGAGCAAAGGATAAAGCTCACCGGAAAGAAGTAAATAACAAAATACTTGCTGACCTTATCAAGGTTGGTGCATCAGAAGATGTTGCTAAAAATATCATAACAGCCATCGTAAAAGGCGAAGTATTCGCAACAAAAATAACCTACTAATAAAACCAACATAAGGAACCACCCATGATTTACGCAATCGCGGGAGGCGCTCGCATGGGTGCCTTCCAATTAAATGAATCTTTACTTGAACGAGTCACCCGTAAATTACGTGACGGATGGAAAAGAGTTGAGGTCTTATTATGCGCAATGAAATAGCCATTAATCACCAGATGCTTCGTGCTGCACAAAACAAAGCAGTAATAGCCCGATTTATTGGTGATTCCAAAATGTGGCTTGAAGCAAATAAAGCGATGAAATCAGCTATCAACCTTCCGTGGTATCGCAGGAAATGAGTTTTACAGATAACTGGTCAGACGAAGAATTCATTCGTCAGATGAAAGATTTAATCGGTAACGAAGGAGATATGCATGTCACTTGCAACCACAGTGAAGGAGAGCAAGTTACAGAGACGCATGTACACGCAGCAGGCGTTAATGTATCGCCAGAAGGGAGATCGTGAAGGTGTTCGCGTATTTTTAAATGCGGCAAAGACTGAAGTATTAAATCAGCGTTATTTCCTTGGGCCATGTCCATTCTGAGGTGAATTATGAATTTGAATAAATTCGATGAGCCATTCAGCCCTGAAGATATCGAATGGCGAATACAGCAAAGCGGTAAAACACGCGATGGAAAGGTGTGGGCTATGGTGCTGGCTTATGTCACGAACAGGGCAATCATGAAACGCCTGGACGATGTTTGCGGCAAAGCAGGATGGCGCAATGAATACCGCGATATTCCCAACCACGGCGGAGTTGAATGCGGCATATCAATCAAGATTGATTCCGAATGGGTAACCAAATGGGATGCTGCTGAAAACACGCAGGTAGAAGCCGTCAAAGGTGGTCGTTCCGGTGCAATGAAGCGCGCAGCCGTTCAGTGGGGAATCGGTCGGTATCTGTATAACATTGAGGAAGGTTTCGCACAAACATCTCTCGATAAAAAGCAGGGATGGCACAGGGCAAAACTCAAGGATGGAACAGGATTTTACTGGCTCCCTCCATCGCTGCCGGGATGGGCAATCCCAGCATCAGATAACAAACCATCACCAGAAAATACCAACCAGAAATCTCCATCGGTTGACTGCGAGCAAATACTGAAAGACTTCAGCGATTATGCGTCAACAGAAACTGACAAGAAAAAACTCATCGAGCGTTATCAGCGTGACTGGCAATTAATGGCTGGCAACGAGGAGGCGCAGGCTAAATGCGTTCAGGTAATGAACATCAGAGTTAACGAACTAAAACAGGCGGCATAAATGTCTCACTTGGACGGAATTATTAAAAGATTCGAGTCCAGCTACAAAGTTAATGAAACAACAGGTTGCTGGGAGTCTACCTATTCAAAAAACAAAGGAGGATACACAAAATTTGTAGCCTTTGGCGTAACAATGCTTTCTCATCGGGTTGCTTTTGAGCTTTATCACTCCCCCATCCCATCTGGGAAGATGGTTTGCCACAAATGCGATAACCCATGCTGCGTTAATCCTGAACATCTCTTTTTAGGTAGCGCGCAAGAAAACATGGACGACAAGATAGCAAAAGGAAGGCATCGTGGAGCCAAAAAAGGTCATGCTCATCATGGTGCAAAATTAACAGAGTGGCAGGTTATAGAAATTAGGAAAAGACTCTCTGAAAAAGAGAGTCAGTACAAGATAGCAAAAGACATGGGTGTATCTCAATCAATTATAAGCAACATAAAAACTGGCAAGAGGTGGAGCAAATGAGTTCTCGCGGGATAAATAAGGTGATCATTATTGGTCGCCTTGGGCATGATCCAGAAATCAGATATTCACCATCAGGAACGGCATTTGCAAACCTTACAGTTGCTACGTCAGAACAATGGCGTGATAAGCAAACTGGAGAGCAAAAGGAGCAGACGGAGTGGCACCGCGTGGTAATGAGCGGGAAGCTGGCAGAAATTGCCAGCGAATATCTGCGAAAAGGCTCTGAGGTTTATCTTGAAGGCAAATTGCGGACAAGAAAATGGCAGGATCAAAGCGGACAGGATCGGTTCACTACCGAAGTTATCGTAGGCGTTGGTGGAACCATGCAAATGCTTGGTGGCAAGCAAGGAAGCAATGAACAGTCTTCACCTCAGCGAAATAACGGCCAGCAACAAAGACAGCAATCTCAGCAGCATGGGAATTACGGCGAACCACCTATGAACTTCGACGATGAAATCCCCTTTGCACCAGTAACTCTCCCCTTCCCTCGTCACGCTATTCACGCAATTTAAGGACTTACATGAATCACTTGATGGTTGACCTTGAAACAATGGGCAACGGGCCATACGCGCCAGTTATTTCTATTGGGGCGGTATTCTTTGACCCGAATACCGGAGAAACAGGAGAAGAGTTCTCGGTAAATATCTCGCTTGAATCATCAATGCGATATCGAGCGCGTCCTGACGCTTCAACGATTTTATGGTGGCTGGAACAGAGTGAAGAAGCCAGAAAATCGCTAACCAGCAACACTCAGGAGCTTTCAACGGCTCTTTCATGGTTATCTGAATTCATCATAAAGAACGCTAACCACAAATTCGTTCAGGTTTGGGGGAATGGAGCATCATTTGACTGCGTTATTCTCCGAAACAGTTATTCGCTGACAGGGCAGCCAGTTCCGTGGCAGTGGTGGAATGACCGCGACGTAAGAACAATCGTCGAACTTGGGAAGGTAATAGGATTCGACCCTAAGCGAGATATGCCATTCAAAGGAACTCGCCACAACGCGCTTGATGATGCCATTCACCAAGCCAAATACGTTTCAGCGATCTGGAAAAAGTTAGCTAAATAATCAACAGGAGAAAACCATGCCAGCGCCTCTGTATGGTGCGGATGACGCGCGCCGCTGTTCCGGCAATTCCGTATCGGAGGTGCTGGATAAATTCAGAAAAAACTACGATCGGATAATGTCGCTACCGCAGGAAACGAAAGAGGAAAAGGAGTTTCGCCACTGCATATGGCTTGCAGAGAAAGAAGAACGCGAGCGAATTTACCAGACATCAATCCGACCATTCCGCAAAGCCACATACACCCACTTCCCTGAATATATCGACCCGCGCCTGCGTAATTACCGCTCACGCTATGGCGCTATCAGTAATGACTGAGGAATTTACCATGAGAGGACTTGCATACAATCCCGGCATTCTTCCGGCAGAAATGATTATTCGCCAACGCGTAAAGCCAATGCCATCGAGAGAGGAATTGCTTAAGAGAAATTCTTTTCCATCAGTAAATCAAAACAAATATCTGAATGCGATGTGGCGGAGTGGGAAGAAATGAAACAAATGTCACTAATTGAGATGGATGGATTTCTGAAAGGTAAATGCATCCCACGAGATTTAAAGGTTAACGAAACAAACGCTGAATATCTGGTGCGTAAATTTGCTGAAGCGGAGGCCAAGATTTCAGCTCTGTCCGAGGACCAACAGAAAGCGATTGAGTCAATTAAGCAGGCTGATGCAGCTGTTAAGTTGGCACACGAGAAGTTTTCGGCGCTGGCGGCGGAGAATGCGGGGCTGAAACACGCAATGGCCGTAACTCTTGAGCATGTGTCGGTCACGGATGCAGGGCAGGCCGGAGTTGCTGCAATGATTATCAACGATGCCCTGCACCACAGCGAAAACCCAGCCACCGATGCTTTCATGGCTGAAGTACGGGCCAGCGAACTTGATAGCTTGGCTGGCTTGGCTGAAACAATGTTGGTCAAATTCTCCAATCAGCAGTGCTCATCTGATATGCATGAGGTTGTTGGCTGGAAGATGGTTCTCCAGCAGGCCAATAATCGCGCCGCCCAGCTTCGCAAAGGAGGCAACCAGTGAGTGTATATCTCATTGATAAACGCCGACGTGGGCAACAAATACCACCTGTAGGAATTCCGAATCACACATGGTTTTGCGTACTTGATATCGGTGGCATGGATAAGTTTGTTGACACTCGTCATTACTGCGATACCGCAACAGCTACTCCGGCGAAAGCAAAGAAAATGGCTGCTCTGATAGAAAACTGGACTCCACCTGATGGTTGGTGCAATGGGAATGATCGAGATTGGCACGAAAAAATGAAGGGCTATATCTGCGATTTTTTACGTAAATGCAACGGATTCAGGGTGATGTGACATGAGCAATATTGACTATCAGTCACTGCGTGAAAAGGCAGAGAAAGCAACGTGTGGTGTGTGGTCGCTCGAATATGGAGAGGAGAGATTTGATGCTGGTGATGCGCTAATTCATCGTGAAGTTGTTGGATATCTTCCCATTTGCAGAATTGAAGGAGCGCATCCTGAAAGCGGTTTCGATGAAGATTTCCAAATGGAACAGCAGGCCAATGCTGAATTCATCGCTGCAGCCAATCCGGCTACTGTGCTGGCACTGCTGGATGAACGGGAAAGAAACCAGCAATACATCAAAAGCCGTGATCAGGAGAACGAGGATATTGCGCTTACGGTAGGGAAGCTGCTAATCGAAAACGGCCGGCTTGTTGCCGATACGCTACGCCACTTAGCTGATAACGAAATCGACTCTGATTATTTTGCTATCACCTCAACGAATGAGAACGGTACTGAAATTGATCATGAGATGGCTATTACCGATTACGCACTGCAAGCTGCCGGAACTGTAGACGAATTGGTTGCGGCGTTGGAATCCGCAGAGAAGCGCATTGCAGAACTGGAAGCACGGGAAATATCGCTCCCAGAACGTAGCAGCATGCTTCATCGAACAGATTTTCACGAGGATTACCAAACGGTAATGGCATACAAAGTTTCTGAAGTCATCGATGCAATCCGCGCTACTGGCATTCGCATCAAAGGAGAGTGATATGAGCACTATCACTAAAGAACGTATCGAATTGTTCATTAAATCCCCGCTTGAAAACGGGCTTACTCGTGGCGAACAAATGGAACTGGCACGAATTGCACTGGCATCACTGGAACGCGAACTGATTCGCCACGAGCATGCCAAATGGTCTGACTCCACATTTGGCTGCGTTGGCCCCATTGGTCCACTGAAACACCTCTCAAAAGAGGCCCTGGAAGCCGCAGCCGAACCTGACGATCTCAGCGAGTGGGCTGATATGCAGTTCCTGTTGTGGGATGCACAGCGCCGTGCTGGCATCAGCGATGCTGAAATTAACGTTGCTATGGAAGATAAATTGAAGATCAACATGGAGCGCCAGTGGCCTGAGCCAAAAGATGGTGAGCCTCGCTTGCACATTAAAGAACCCGGCAACTCTCCGGTAACTCCGGATGGTTGGATAAGCTGTAGTGATCGAATGCCTGAAAAGGGCCAGAACGTGCTTATTTCGGTGAATTTCGATAGCTCTCTGGTTGAACCGCTAATATGCTCCGCACGCTATACAGGAAGCACATTCCGGCGAGGAGAAGCAACGATTAAGCCGGGTAATGGTATTGAGCAGGCAACTCACTGGATGCCTCTACCAGAACCGCCTCAGGAGGTTAACCGTGGCTAACCTGCAACTTGCCGTTAAAGGTGAATAACAATCCTCGCACTCGCGGGGATTTCTTTTATCTGAACTCGCTACGGCGGGTTTTGTTTTATGGAGATGATAAATGCACTTCCGAGTCACAGGTGAATGGAATGGAGAGCCATTCGACAGGGTTATCGAAGCAGAGGACATCAACGACTGCTATAACCACTGGATGATATGGGCGCAGATAGCGCATGCAGACGTAACCAATATTCGAATTGAAGAACTGAAAGAACACCAAACCGCCTGATGGCGGTTTTTTCTTGCGTGTAATTGCGGAGACTTTGCGATGTACTTGACACTTCAGGAGTGGAACGCACGCCAGCGACGTCCAAGAAGCCTTGAAACAGTTCGTCGATGGGTTCGGGAATGCAGGATATTCCCACCTCCGGTTAAGGATGGAAGAGAGTATCTGTTCCACGAATCAGCGGTAAAAGTTGACTTAAATCGACCAGTAACAGGTAGCCTTTTGAAGAGGATCAGAAATGGGAAGAAGGCGAAGTCATGAGCGCCGGGATTTACCCCCTAACCTTTATATAAGAAACAATGGATATTACTGCTACAGGGACCCAAGGACGGGTAAAGAGTTTGGATTAGGCCGAGACAGGAGGATAGCAATCACTGAAGCAATACAGGCCAATATTGAGTTACTCTCAGACAGCGGACGCAAATCACTGATAGACAGAATTAAAGGCGGTGACGCAATCACTCTTCATGTGTGGCTTGACCGATATGAAAGAATCCTCACCGAAAGGGGGATCAGGCCGAAAACTCTACTCGACTACGCCAGCAAAATCAGGGCAATCCGAAGAAAATTGCCGGACAAACCGCTCACTGACATATCAACGAAAGATGTGGCAGCAATGCTAAACACCTACGTAGCAGAAGGTAAAGCAGCTTCCGCAAAATTAATCAGGTCAACCCTTGTTGACGTTTTTCGTGAAGCAATAGCCGAGGGGCATGTGGCAACGAATCCGGTAACAGCAACCCGTACAGCAAAGTCAGAAGTAAGGCGCTCAAGGCTGACAGCTAATGAGTATGTCGAGATTTACCATGCAGCCGAACCTCTCCCAATCTGGCTGAGGCTGGCAATGGATTTGGCTGTCGTTACAGGGCAGAGAGTGGGCGATTTGTGCAAAATGAAGTGGTCAGACATAAACGACAACCATCTTCACATTGAGCAGGGTAAAACAGGGGTTAAGCTCGCCATTCCGCTGACGCTAGCGATTGACGCGCTCAATATCTCATTGGCTGATACACTACAGAAATGCAGGGAGGCCAGCAGCAGTGAAACTATAATCGCATCAAAGCATCACGATCCGCTTTCCCCGAAAACAGTATCAAAGTATTTTACAAAGGCGAGAAATGCATCTGGACTCTCATTTGATGGAAACCCGCCAACATTCCATGAACTGCGTAGCCTGTCAGCGAGGCTATACCGGAACCAGATTGGCGATAAGTTTGCTCAACGTCTTCTCGGGCATAAATCAGATTCAATGGCGGCGCGGTATAGGGACAGCCGTGGACGGGAATGGGACAAAATTGAAATCGACAAATGA